GTGATAAGTTTACTAATTGGGATTGTGGCGCTTGTACTGCTGACGGAGCAATTAAAGGTGTAGATATTGGTTGAACAGATGGTTTTAAAAACTTTGTAGTTGTTATATTATCTGCTGTTATTTTTTTTGGTTTAGGTTTAAATCTCCCTTTTTTTCCTCTTACTCTTTTTCTTTCATTTGCAAGCAAAGCAAGTTCCTCTGGAGGAAATCGATTCGCACCAGAAACCATTGCTTCTCTGATTAGAGTGAGATAGGTATCATAATCTAAGTCAAAAACATCACTAAGACCCAATAGCCTCAAAATTCTTTCATCAATTTTTTCGGATACTGAGTTCATTTTATCAGCGTTGTTGTTGTTGCTTGAGTTCCTCTTCCTCTAAATGAATCTTGAGAAGACCTACATAGATGTCTCTTTCCCAAGGAATCATATTCTCAATCTCTGTTAATGAATATTTATGGTATTGTATCAGAGCAAAATTGAGTCTAAAGTAATTCTCAAGATCCATATGAGACATTCCTATGCGAAAAAACTTGAAAGTCCCTCCAACGTAACTTCACTCTCAACACCAGTTATTGGGTTTTCAATCTTAACTGCATGAGATAACTTAGGCATAGTTTCAAAGAACTTTTCAATTTGCTTAAACTGAGATGAATTCATTTGATCTAAAAATTCCATCAGTTCCTTTTTGGTCACATCAGAAGTAGACCAAACTTCATCTTCAGTATAAATCTTATCAATACAAGAACCAATCAGTTCAAATGACTGATCCATCGTATTGTCAGAATTAAAATCAAAATTGCTCTTAATAAACTGATCAAGTGATGGATACTTCATTTCCATCATAATATTTTCGTCAAGTTTAATTTGTTTATTATGATCCGAATTCTTTTGAACTCCAATATCGTCTACATTGATTTTTACAGGAACTGTAGTCTCACCATCATCAGGACAAATGATAGTGACCTCAATTTCTTCTCCTACAGATTTTCCACGAATATTCAGAAAAAGGTATTCAATATCAAATGTTGGAAGCGATTCTACTTTAACTCCCCTCGTTTCAATACAACTTTTAATGACAGTTTTAATTGCTGTGGTGATCTGTTTTGTATCTTCCGATTCTAATGCAAGAACTAAAAGTTTTTCTTCTCTTACAAGGAAGGGTCTATACTTAATTGTTTGTCCGTTGGATGGCAACTCAAGTTCATAAGTTGGCGTAGAAATCTTAGGTAAAGGCATAATGTCCTATAGAAACTTCAGTGTGATTATTTAGAATGGATTTATCTACCCAATCTATTATTTCTTATCTGTTCTTGGGACAATGCTTGACTTCTTCTAATAGTTGGTTCTGGTGCATTAGCAACGCTATAACCAAGTTTTATAAGTTCTTCAGTTGTTGGGGTACTTTTACCACTCATTAAATCTAATATTTTTTGATCTTCTGCGTTAGGTACGCCAGGTGCTGGTTGTTGTCCCGGTTCACCTTGAGAAGAATTTGCTATGGATTTCAAAACATAACGATTATAAGTGAATGAGACCATACATTTTAATAATTGAGATGAATCATATGAAACTGGCATTGATGCCATACTAATTGGATATGCTTGAACAAAACCATACTGCAAATAATTTCCATAAAAATCTCTTTCAAACTTCGTTATATACAGATGACTTCTATATCCTCCCGGTCCATCTGGAAATCTAACTCTATAGTTATAATTTTTATCTGGTGCTTCGCCAGTTTCTCCCATCGCATATCTCATCCATGCTTCAAACATCCTAATTACATTATATCCACCATTAAGAGTGCCGTGATCTACATAAAAGGTTAGATCAATCTGATTATCATACTGTCTTCTGTATCCAAGTCTTTCAGTAACTCCAGTATAATCATCATTAATTTCGTTTGTTAAGATTGAAGATCCGGGTAAGGATGCTTCAGTGCAAAGCAAATTAAGAACAGTACCAGAATTGTTATCATAATAATATTTACGAATTTCTGGAACAGATGGTGGATTTATACCACACTCAAAATGCGATGTTAATGAAGGTCTTAGTAATCTTGAAATTACCAAATCATTTGTGATTTTTCTAGGAGCTGCCCAATTAAATCCAGATGATGCTGGAGTTATTCCGTTTCCTGGACTTGTTCCACTTCCGGAAGTTGTTGGGTTTGATGGAAGAGGAACTCCAGGTGCTGGTTGTGGACTTGAAAAAAGATTTTTAACTATTTGTTGAGATATTGGATTAGGAGGCCTAGTATCAGCAAGTCCTGGAGGAGGTGCGTCGAATGCCATCTATAAATACTTTTACTGTTATATTATGTATGCTGGAAAATGGCAGAAAGTCTTAAGAGTATCTACAAACCATCTTATCCGGAAAAATATAAAGGTGATGCAAATAATATAATCTGTAGGAGCAGTTGGGAGAGACGTTTTTGTCATTACTGCGATAATAATCCAAGTATTATTTCTTGGGCATCAGAAGAGTTTTGCATTAGTTATGTATCTCCCGTAGATGGAAGAATACATCGTTACTTTCCAGACTATCTGATTAAAGTTCAAAAGTCATCAGGTAAGATAAAAACTTATGTAATTGAAGTGAAACCAAAGAAGCAAACAGTTCCACCAAAACAAAAATCAAGAGTGACTAAATCTTACCTACACGAATGCAGAACTTATGCAGTCAATCAAGCAAAGTGGAAAGCCGCGCAAGAGTGGTGTGCAGATAGAATGTTAGAATTCAAAGTCATTACAGAAGAAGAGTTATTCTAATGGCAGAAGGTTTTGGAAAATATGTCGAAACAGGAACAGCAAGAACCAGAGAACTTTTAAAAAGAATTGATAAAGAAGGTGCTACTGATCCTGAAGATGTAATGATGATAATTATTGATATCTTTAAAGAAGAGGTATTATATCCAGAACCTGGAAAGTTTTATACATTTATCTATAGTCCAAAAACTCCTGATATTGAGTATGATCAACATCCGTTGATTGCTTGTACAGAGTTATTGAAGTGGGGATTTAAAGGTATCAATTTTCATTGGAGACAATCAAGACAATACACCTGGGAAGAAGTTGCAGGAAAACTTCACGTTGTTAAGTATAATGAGTTAGATGAATTGGTTTCGTTGCAGTATGGAAAATTCCGTCTAAATAAATAAAAACTCCTTATCAATGTCTCATACTCTACGAACAACTGAGATATTCATTCCTCTTGTAAATGGAAGGAAGTTCTGATGGCAACAGGATCTATTACTAGAAATTATACAAATACTACATACTATTTTTTATCTCAAGGTGCTGATAAAGAGACTTTAATATATCAACAAATAGAAAAAAGTGAGTTTGATAGAATTAGAAATAACACATATCAAGATAGTTTTAATGGAGAAGTGCAAAGTGTAGAAGGAAACACCTATACAGATACTTTAAATGGAAAAAATTATGCTTTTGTTGGATTTTATGATGCCAATGGAAATTGGCAATCAACTGGATTATCATCAACAGAATCTCAGTATGGTAGCGTAAGCAACTCAATACAAAATGATAAAGATTTAAAAAAACTTTTAGTTGGTTCTTCAAATACATCACCAACTAATCCAAATCAACCAGGAACACCAGGAACTTCAACACCAACGCAATCACCAAACAACAACCAAAAGACACCAACACCACAATCCTTAGTTTATCCTATAGCAATGATAAGCACTCAACAAGATAGGATAAAGTTTACTGCAGTTACTTATGTACCAAGTGGAAATTTACAAACTGGACAAATAACTTCTCCCAATAGAACATCCACTACAGGAAAAACACAAGTGGGACCTACAGTATTTTTACCCGTTCAGTCAGGAATAAGTGATGCTAATTCTGTAGATTGGCAGGGAGCAAATTTAAATGAAATTGATAGACGAATAGCAGATCTTTCTGGTGGATTAATGCAAGCCAAAAATATGGAAGAAATTGGAACAAAACTTGGAAAGTTTGCAGATGTAACCGCCGATTTAATTAGAAATTATGGCAATGAAGCAAGGGCTTATCTTGCAGGAGAAGCAGCTAGTGTTCAAAATCTTCTTGGTAGATTTGGTTCTGTTTTAAACCCAAACCTAGAACTTCTTTTCACTGGACCACAATTAAGACCTTTTGAATTTAGTTTTAAACTATCTGCAAGAGAAAAAGATGAAGCGGATACTATAAGACAGATTATAAACTTCTTCAAGAAAAATATGGCAGTTAAAAAAAGTAGTGACGGAGTTTTCTTAAAATCTCCAAATACATTTTTTATTGAATATATGTATAAAGGTAAACCTGGACACAAAGGTATTAATAAAATTAAAGAATGTGCTCTTACAAACTGCTCTGTTGACTATACTCCCCTTGGAACTTATATGACTTATGAAGATGGTACTATGGTTTCTTACACCTTATCACTACAGTTTCAAGAACTTGTACCAATTTATGATGAAGATTATACTGATCCAACTCAAATAGAGTACTAAAATGACTAAGCCATATTTCAGACAAGTTCCTAACTTTGAGTATGTCTCCAGAAATCCAGGAGACAAATACATCTCGGAGTATATTCCTGTTAAAAATCTTTTCAAGCGTGGAAAATTAAGGGAAGATATTTTTGGTGATCTTGCATTCTTTGAAAAGTATTCAATCATTGCAGATGAAAGACCAGATAATGTTGCTTATAAATTTTATGGAGATTCAACATTAGATTGGGTTATTCTTCTTTCAAATAACATTCTGAACATTCAATCAGAATGGCCAATGACGCAAAGAACTTTTGATAAGGTTATGTTAGAAAAGTATGGATCTTATGAGGAATTATATTCAGGAATTCATCACTATGAAACGGACGAAATCAAGAACTCATTAGGAATTACTGTATTAAAATCAGGAATTACAATTAGTCCAACTTGGAAAACTAACGGCAACTTTTTAGAAATGGACTCTTCTAAAATTGGTACTATTTTTTCTGGAGATACTATCACACCTTCAACAGAAGTTACTGTTTATTCTGAAAAGGAAATTCCAAACCTAGGAGTTGGAAGTCAATTTACAATAACAAATGTTGTAGAGAATGAATACAATGGAACTCATATAGTTAGTGAAATTATTATCCAAGGAGAAACTGGAGCAATAGCATTCAAATATAATTTACCTTCTATTCCAAATATAGCATTTCCAACATTAGCGGATCCAAAGAAGGAAGAGATTTTATTTACAATTCCAGAATCATCTACTATTGTTGGAAGTTCTTATTACTACGAATACTGGGATGCTGGTCTTGGATATTCTGTTTTAATTCCTTCAACTGCATTTGTAAAAGCAGTTACTAACTATGAGCACGAATTACGTATAGAAGAAGCAAAAAGAAATATCTACTTGCTCAAACCAAGATATCTAAACGTAGTCTTTAATGATATGGATGATATTATGCCATATAAAAAGGGTAGTGTTCAGTATAAGAACACTACCCTTAAAAGAGGTGATAATATCAGACTTTATGAATAATCAGTCATTTGCTAGTTTTGAAAAATAAGCAAGTGCATCATCTTCGTCATCATCATCTGAAGTAATCTTAGGAAGTGAAGGAGACTTACTGCGATTGTAAGACTCTTCAAGTTCTTCCATCACTTTACTTTCACGACTTGGAGTTTGAGTATAAGATTCAAACTCATCTTCCTGCTCAACCACTGCACGAGACTTGGTAGGAGTATTAGTTCCACCAAGACCTAGAACATAATTCATACGCTTTTCAAGATCTTCATAGGTCTTGAATTGATCAGGAGCAGTTACTGCAGATAGAGAATACTCTTTCTTCCAAAGTGCTTCCAGAGCATCGTCATCATCCAGTAGAGGTGCTACACGATCAAACTCAGACTTATCGTAGTTCCAATAACCATCCTTCTTCACGATCTTGATCTTGAAGTTAGCACCCTGCCAGAAATCAAA